GTTACGTCGCCCCGGTCGATGCTGACTTTAAGGTCACGGGCATAGCTCGTTTCAGCCATGTCGCAGTCGTAGGTGAGGCCGGTACTATCCGTCCCCACTTTGAGGGTTCCGGAAGTGTTGCGGCCCAGGATCATGTTGGGGTCGTGGTTGAACAGGCAGCGGATGTCCGAACCAGCAAGAGCGCGATCAAACGCACCCGGGTGGATCATTTCGCGAAACCCGCCAAGGTCTTCGGACAGCACGTTAAACACGGAGCCATGCCCGCGAATTTGAAGCGGTTTAGCGTCGTCGCCTTCCATGCGCGTGAACGTGAAAGGGATGAACCGACGTTGTGGACCTACGCCCATATCTGGCTTATTCTTCTTCTCCATCAGGTAGTAGATTTTGTTCGGGTTCTTCCACCGCAGTCAGTTTTGACATTGGGGCGAAATTCACCGGGTATAAATGTATTTTTCCCTCACCGTTGGGGATGGGGTTCCAGCCTTCGAGGGCGCGTACTTCGTCACGATTTAGAGTGCCGGTTGACAGCATCATACCATGCATTTTTGCGCGGGCTTCCGTGTCTCCACGCATCAGGCTGTCGAGGTTGAAAAGGAAATAGGCGTTTGACCTGCTGCTAAACAGCTTTTGAAATTCCGTCTCTATTCTGTGCGCATCAGGGCGGACCGTATCGGTTACGAACTCTCTACCCTGGTGCTCTATGTTGTTGTTTGTGCTGCGCTTTAAGGCCGACAGTTTGTGCATTGGCACGCCGAAAATTCGGCTGATGTCTTCCGTTGTGGCTTCCGTGACTTGTAGCCATTGCGCATCGGCAGGGGATAGGCTGAGGGCTTGGTATTTCATTCCTCCCTGCAAGACAGCAGTACCACCTGCGTTGCCCTGTCCGCCATAGGCAGCTTGCCAGCTTTTCTTATTGGCTTCGGCTACCTCCGCTTTCATCGCGTCGTCAGTAGTGAGTACGCCCGTTAGGTGAGCGCCGTTCTTCATCAGGTTTGACATATAGCCAGACCCAGCGATGCCCAGGCCGATGGTGTCTCGGTGAGCTTGGATTGGGCTTTTACCCATCGCGTCTTCCATGTCCCACACAAGGGAGCGCAGGTGGATCATTTCACCGCTTTCGACTACGATGTATTTATTAGTCGTGGAGCTACGAACCGTGTAAAATAACTTTTGCTCTTCTTCGCTGAAGTTTACATCAACAAGGTGATTAGCAACGTGCCGAAGGGTAGCAGCGCGTCCGCTTCCGTCTCGCTGGATGACTGCGAAGGCGTTACCCGTGAGCGTAACCCAGGCTTGCATAGTCTCCATCAGCGTTTGGCCGTTGTAGAGTACGTGCGGACGATTCAGCAGTCGAGAAACAGGGTGGTTAGACGCTTTTACGCGAATACCGTTTACCTCTCTGTACACATCCCAAGAAAGGGAGCCAATCGTCTCAGCGCGAACGCGAACGGCCCGCCAAACAGCAGAAAGCGTTTGCGCAGTTTCCTTATTTACTAGCTCGCCTGACTTGGAGGTATTAGTACGTCCTGCGCTCCAAAAGGAGGTAAGATCCTGTACAGATACGCTCCGGTTTTCAGTAGGTAGGGTTTTAGGTACTTTATCTACAACGCCCCCAAAACCACCCGAACGGGTAGTACTGAAAATGGAGGAATACCGAGTACTTGATCGGAGGGATGCAAACATAGTTGCAAGGTCCGCCGGTAGGGGAATGGATTAGGTTACATTATGTAACATGGTTGTTTTCGGCATTAAAAAAGCCCCGGTCCCATTTGATAGGGCGGGGCTTTTTGCTTAACTTATGCGTTTAAGTATTTCTTCAAAATCAGCGTCCCTTGTAGCCTCGTCTCCCGGCACGTAGCGCCAGTAGATTTCGGTTCCTAAGAAATCTATATAGTAGCGAGTGGGTTTTCGGGGATGGGTCTTATCCTCTCGCTTTTTAACCCCAAGACACATGGCTGCGTTTACCGGGTGGTTGTATTTTTTTTCGGCACTAATTACGTAAAGTAGCATATCATTATAAATTTTAAGTTTAAAATATATCCAACCATGTTGAGAGCGCGGGTCCGATATTAGACAGTGGGTTAAATAGAGTTACCTCTTGTGTGCTCCTTAACCCATACAATTTTTATTTCTTTCCTCCCCACTCCAACTCTTTGCTTTCGAGGGAACGACCTAACCTTGTGCAATTTCCTTCCAGCCCTATTAAAATAGGCGCGAGTTAAAAACGAAACAGAAAAAGGAGTGTCGTTTGTCTTTTCGCAGTTGCGTCTTGATTTCTTCAACAACCCTGTGTCGTCTTCTTTTTCCATCTCCTCTGTTGGCATATACTGAAAGGAAGCAATTGGGGCCAAGCAACACGCAAGTTCATTTTGGTATTTTTCGGGAGTCATCCCCCTAAACGCTCCAGTAAGAGCAGTATTGTCGCTAAAGTAATGCAGAGACCCGGCAACACGACCACCTACGTACTTGAATATTTCCACAGATACATCTCTACCTATTTCCCACTCGTGTATTATTACAATACATGATATAGGGCCGCTAGGCGTCTTGTGCATAAGGAAAAACACCCCTGGGTCTAATGGTAGAAGCCCAAGCGTATCCCAGTACTTCTGAGAATCCCAAAAAAAGGTACTAGATACTTTAAGGAATGTTGCCGAGGACTCACATAGTGATTTTACAAACTTCTCCTCTAGGCTCTTTATGAACATAGTGTGCAAGTCCGTGTATTGCTTACCTGAAAAGTAGCCTTTCCTTTTAGATAGGAATTTTAGCGGCGGAAATTGTTTACTGAGCTTCATTTCTCTTTATTTGGCTAGTGATTAAAACAGATCAACATAATGCAAGACGGCAGGAATGGGATTATCGCTTAGGGATGGCTGACGGGTCTTTTATTGCAAGCCAATCTCCTTTTACTTTTACTTGATCCCACCGATCTCTGTTAGGGTCGAGGCCAGACCAGTTTGCGCTGCAATCGTAAAAATCAAAAGTGAAATTAAAATTGCTAAACGGGTTGAGTCTAATTCCTAAATAATCACATACCGCTAGTGCCGTGCCAATCGGGATGCCGAAGGAAATCGTCTGCGACCTCTCCTTTCCGTTTTTGTCGTCCCAGCACATAAGAACAGAATCCTTAACAGGGTATCTCCGAGTCCCGTGATACCTTTCGTACCTAATCTGAATTAACGCTTCTCGAATATCAGAGTAAGGTCTTCCTAATGTGGCAGCAAGTTCTAAACTATTCATGACTCAAATATACAAAAAAGCCCCGTCACACATAGCAACGGGGCCGAAAACTAACCATACAAAAAATGAGAAAAAATATCTTACCAAACGTGGATTTTAACCGCATCTTCGCGGGGTTCGGACTTCTTATCTATGTAGTAACTCTTCATTCGCCTAAATCCTTCGTAGGAGTCGTAACGGCAGGGGAAGCCATACCTCTCCAGCGTTTCCTCGCAATCAGCCCACGCCATACGGTGGCTACATCCTCGGTCCTGGATGACGCGCCAAAACTCCACGAAGTAGCCCTCCACAAATAGCATAGCCACTACCCTATCTGGGATCATGGTGTACTGCTCTTCTGTGTCCGTTACGTGGTGAGGTTTCAAGTACTATGTTTTAGGGGATAGCTGAGTTATCATTTCGCCATACGTGACGCTTTCTATGACTTCGCCCGCGCAAATCAGTTGGGCGTAGACAACGTGTTGCGCTGCTATCAATTCGTAACCGAGAAGGCCAACGTCGTGCGATATATCGGTTATTCGGGTTGCGGTTTCTTGGCCCTTTGCTGTTATGCGAAAGGTTATATCACGTTCGGGGAAATGGATGTTTGTTTCTGCGCTCATGTGATTGTATTTAGGCGTTTGCGGTAGTCTTCGGGGCTTTCCTTAACGGACATTATCAATTCGCGGCTTACTGCTTGCTTGCCTAAGTAAAAGTAGCCTGTTGTAAGCCCGTTGTGAATTTGGGGCGGCAACGTAGCAAACCAGCCGTTGAAGTCGCCGCCATCAACAGCTTTTAAAATTTCAATAAAAGCCTTATTGTGCTCGTCTATCATGTTTTTGTATTTTACCAAACTAGTATTCCGGAAGGTTCCGGCTCGTCTTTGAAGTCTAAGTAAGCAGCCTTAGCCATTGCAGCAGCAACCGCACCGTCTATCCGTTCCCTAGATTTTGCCTTGTCTAACCTGACGTTTCCACCAGCGTCTTGTTTTAGTACTGCATTTCTAAAATTCCACGCAAGAACCGGGTTATTCTGGTGATCGAATAGCCCCTCCAGTACTATCTTTTCCAATGCGCTAACAGCAGGGCTGAAAGACACAAAAGACTGATTGAACGAGTGCATTTCCAATTCTAATTCTTCGAGCCTGTTGATTAGGTCGGAAGAGTTGAACCTGTCATAGTTTGCTTTTACGATATTGAACTGGCTAAAGTCCTCTACGATCTGAGCTTCAACTACCGCGTAATCTGTTGTTCGTTTATCGGTGAGAACTATCCACCCGTTCTCCGCCCAATCCATGTAAGGGACTTTATCTAGCTTCGTGCGTTTCATCGCGTTACCAGCAGGGACGTAAAACCGAGATAAGCATCTGAATTTTGGGTCTTCGTTTGTTGGCGGGAATAATAGTACCCATGCTGTTAAATCCTTAGAGGCTGCAAGATCAAGGCCAGCAAAGCAGCGCCGCCCTAACAGTATCTTTTCGTCGAAGTCTGTACCCGCTTGCATATAGTCTTCTCGCTCAATCCACGCCTTCGCGCTTTCAACCCAGAGGTTAAGGTTCTTTGTTTTGAAGCTATTTAAGCGTTCTGCGCCTTCCGTCAGCGCGGTGGCCAACTGAGAGCGTAAGCCCTCCCAAGTTGGGGTAAGGCCGATGCTAGGGTTTGCTTTTTCCCAGTTCTTTTCGTCTTCCCAGTCGTCACCCTCGTCCATTGCGAAAATCAGAACAAAAACCTCGTCGTTTTCTGCAAGCCCTTCCAATATCAGGGTGTAACTCTGTTCTAGATTCCAAAGCGGCCCCTGGATATGGAAGCCCCTGGTTGTGATTATAAGAAGTAGTGGCTGGCTGCGGCTTACCATGCCAGATTCCAAGTTGTCAGCGATGGAGGTATCGGGAGCCGCGTGGTACTCGTCAATTAGGCCCAGGTGAGGGAATACACCATCAAGAGTACCGCTGTCCGTGGCAATCGCCTTAAAGAACGATCCGTCAGGGGTAACGTCCTCATTCTCTAGCTTGGAAATCAACATATAAGACTGCTGTGAGTCGTAAATCCTCACATCTGGTAGGCCGTCGTCTTTCTTAATGTATTTCACCATCTCCTTTGCGCTGTCGTAGCTGAATTTAGCCTGATCTCGCTTGTTTGCGACCGTGTAGCACTCTGCTGTCTGCTCGCCATCCATAAAGGCCATTACCACCCCAATAGCCGCAGCAAACTCTGATTTACCGCCCTTTTTAGCTATTTCTAGCAACGCTTTCTTAGTTACGCGAAGACCAGAGCTTTTGTACTTCAACCCGAAGAGGTGAGCAATGAAATACTTTTGCCAGCCGGTTAATTGGAACAAAATACCTTTATAGTCTCCTTTCGTGTGCTTGAAGATGGCGATTATGCCTATTGCCCACTCTGCTTCCTTCTCGTCGAATACGTACTTAGGGTTAGCCCATAGCCGCACCGACCGTTCAACAGCAAGCTTTTCCAATCGGCCACAAAGCCGTTCGCCGTTCAGTACGGAATCTACATATGGTTGCCAGGGCTTCAGGTTAACCTATTTTTTTCTGACGAGGAGCCTTCCGCATAGATGCTATCTTGGATTTTGGCTTTTCGTTGGCAACCGGGCGCGCATCCTTCTTGCCAATCCCCAGCAGCACCGCTGCCTTAGTCATCATGTCGAAAGACTTGGCTTGGGGAATGCCTAAAGGATGTTTTCTCTTCTCTCCGTTGTGGTCAGCGTCGGCGTCGCCGTCCTCTAGGATAGTGGTCGTCAGTCTTTCCCAATCAGACATGGCCTGAGAGTAAGCGCCCAACAACAGGCTGTTAGTGAACGTAACTGGTTTCAGCAATTCGGGAAAAGTAGCCTCGTATATTTCGACAGCGCGGCGGTCGATGTAGGCAGGGGGTAAAATAGAGGGTATCATATTAGTTACACTTTTTTGCTCAAAATGGCTTACTTTTTTTTGGTTTCAATCTTCAAATCACTCACAACAGGTTTCGGCGGCCATGTATTGGGGTGGAGCCTTTAAGGAAGCATACCCCCTATGTAACCATATTCCTTACACTTAGCCTCCACCAGCGACAGCGTACGCAGCACGAGACTACCATCTTCTTTATTATTTCCTGCGCGATTATATCCGTATGACACCACGTACTCGCCCAGGTTACGGTGCACACCATCCAGCCAATAGCCTACTGTGACAGTAGCACCTGCCACTAGTGTAGCCTTGCCCGGTATCTCGCAGTACCATTCTGGCTTGTCGGTGATGATGTGAACTACATCTCCCTTAACGTTGTACCCTACCTCGTACGCTACCCTCTTACCGTTGACGGTGCATCGGTCGCTGGCAGTAGCGTTGCGCTTACAGTAGTCGTCCTCTGTCTTAAGGTGGAGGGCTTCGGCTGCTTCCATTGCGTACCGTGCCCATCGTGTGTCTACAATATCCATTATCCTTTTGGTTTTTACGTGGTGAAATAATGGCCTATACTCGCAAATCCCTCTTAGGGTCAGGCCAAGGACGAAGCGTATAGGCGAACACAAGAGGCTTGTTAGGCTCGCTAACTCCTATTTGCCATCTACTACTTGCTGCGTAGACCCCTAAGTCTGTCCATGCGCCTCTACGCCAGTACCCTACCTCACAGATCATCTTGAGGTAAAACGCATTAACCATATCTGGCAAGTCTGGCATATCCTCGTGCTCTTCCTTTATAATCATCACATGATGCTTACCTAAGTCGTACGCCACCTCATACGCTACCTTCATACCGTTGATAGATATTCTGTCCGACTCCCGCCCGTTGAGGTAGCAGAACAGAGGGCTAGGCGTTATCCCGGCCTTATCTATTGCATTCCTAGCCTCTGATAGCCATGTGCAATCATCTACAATATCCATAAGTCCTCATATTTGTCCAGCTTCATTAGCTTGTTTATGATGTCTTCCCTATCCTCTGGTATCAGCCCCCCAACGCCCTGGGTAGTCTTCACAGCATAGCCATGAGCCTCTAGCCCTCGCTTCTGGTTGTGGTGATCCCCGCACAGCCCCATGTGGTTACGTTCGTCCCACTTGGCCCCTCCTTTCTGGATCTGCACGATGTGATCGGTTACGCCCCAGGCTGATGGGTCTGTCGTTGTCTCGCTCCCTGCGAACTTGGAGTGCCTGGATTTAGGCGTGATGTCTCGCTGTAATCCTTCCCTCTCGCATACCTCACACGTTGTTCTGTATCGCCTAGAGTGGTTGCGCCAGCGTTGGCTGTTGTAGAACTTATAATCTGAAGACGGCTTCGCCTTAGCCTTAGCAGGCAGGTAGGTAGGCTTGGCGGTCTTCGGTAGGCTGGGCATACTGCGCAATTACTACACTAGTATATACCACATTAGCCCTACCAGAGCGGTAAGGCTGTATTAACTCCCTCTACTGGAAGCCTATCTTTGTTTTACTAATGTAGTTGCAAGATAAGGGTTTATTGCTATATACGTATGAATGGAGGTGGGACGTAGAAAAGCCCTGCTCCTAATTAAAGGGCAGGGCTTGGTTGTCATTGGATTTCTAGATGCGGCGCGGTCACCACTTCGCCCGGCTCTAAGAACCGAGCGCCGCCGGGATAGTCGATTATGATCGGGGCGCGAAACTTCATCACTAGTTTAGTGAGGAAGTCGGCGCTTACGAGAGGCCAGTTCTTCTCTGCTCTGGCTAAGGCCGGTTGAT